TTACTTGTTAAAACACTAGGCATAATTAAAGCTCTTAATTTACTACCTTGCATATCAAAGCTATTACTATTTTGGTCGTCTGTTGCAATTGTAATTGTCATATTCTGTTTATAGTTTTTAAGCCGACTATAAGGCTCTGTTGGTTGTACCATTTTTATTCTCCTTTATTTTTGTATTGTTTTACATTAAACATTGACCAAAGTCGCAATAGCTAAACCTGACAAAGTCCAAGCAAGGTTAAGTGTTTCTTTTACTGCTTCTACACACCAAGACCACAATTTCTTTACCAATTAATTTTCCTTACAGTTATCACTACCATATTTGCAATTACAAATAGTAATGTATGTTCCTTCTTCGTTGCGAGTTGTACTACATTTATCTGTCATAATCAAAAAAATCCCAATCTTTATCAAAAACAGAACGGTTTGATAAATCCCATTTACTTACTCTTTTAATAAAAGAACTAATCTCTTTTAAAAAATAACCTATTAAAAATCCTATAAAGTAATCCATAATTATCCTTTTATATTTTTAATAATAATACCTAAAAGTAATGTAATTGTTGCAGTTTTAAAAGCAATAAATAAATGCTCAGCAGATAAATCAATTCCTGAAGTCATACCTAAGATACAAGCTACAAAAGGTTTAGACCAATCTTCAATGTTTTTTTTAAAAAGTTCTTGCATTAGCTACCACCTAATTTGATAAGAACTTCTGTTAAAACATTGTTTAATTCTTTTTCTCTCAAAGCCAAATCAACAACAACTTGTTCTAATTTATCTATTTGAACTTGATAAACTACTGCCATTTTTTGTAGTTCATTAACAGTTTTAAATAACCAAGCGACTAATCCTGCTAAACCACCTTGCAGAATTTGTGATAAATTAACTTGTGTTTTCATTAAACCTACTTATTGTCGTAGGTAATTTTTGGTTTATATTGTTCAAGACCATTTTGCACAACTGCTAATCCTGAACTCAAAAACGCAACACCTATTAATTCAAACATATTTGCGTCTATGATTCCTGATGAGTTTGCTAAATACAAAGAAATTGCAGATTGCAACCCTGTACGAAAAGCCTTACTTAAAATAAATTTCCAATACTCTTTATTTCTCATTCTTCTTCCTTTTTATTTGGGTTGCTTAACAATACCTTAGCATATAATTTGCAATCTTTATTGACACATTTATATCCAACTTTAAAAAGTTTTGTGTCTTGGTTGCACAAATGACAAATTAATTTCAAAGAATCCTTTGATTAAGTTATTGTTCTACCTGATAATTTTACTAAATTTCTCTAATTAAACCTTTAATCTCTGATATATCTTCTTTTATAAAACTAGGGTGCAACATATCAGTTGGAGAATCATTTGAGATATTTTCTCCAAGATTTATTTTGGAATACTTAATTGTTACTTTTTCTTCATTAAGTAAAGCGTCTCTAATCTTTGGGTATAAGCGTTTATATGCGTCTGTGCTTTGAGAGATTAAACCTTTAGCGTCTAAATCTAAATCTTGTTGAACTGAGCCAACACCTAAACAACCTGATGTTTGCGTAGAATCATTTAAAGTGTGAATTAATATATATTCAAATTCAGGAACATCTTGAAGCCACAACATACCTTTGTGCCAATCAGCACCATATCTACTTAAGTATCTTGTGTGAAAACCACCAACAGTTCTAAATTTTATTTCGTATTCGCCTTCAGGAATACAAGTTTCGTGCATTACTTTTACATCTCGATATTCATCTTCTAATGTGTAGCACTCAAAAACACCGTCAATAAATAGCATTCCATTTGTTGCGTCTGAGCCGAATTGGTGTCTTATGACATCAAGTTTCATTAGGCAGGTTTAGGATTATCAGCTTTAACTTGTGCTATATGGTCTGCCCAAGTGGTTGTTCCATTAACACTATCCCAATATTGCATATCTAATTGGTCTGCAATACTTCCGTATGCTTCTTGCCTAGCTTGAATATAACCAAATTGTTGGTCGTTCCACATAGAATTAGCTTTATCAATAATTGCTTGGTCATAATCAGCTTGTGAAAATTCCAATCTCTCATTATTAACTTGCTTGTACATTGGTTTAGCGTCCTCAACTTCTTG